AAACCGTTATGGTAACACAGAATAGCCTCTCCGGGTTTTACCTGGAGTTCTACCGCCACATACTACGTGATGTAGTAACCGTGTCTGGTATCAGTAACTATGCGTGGGAGCGTGATCTAGCGATCATCTCCTCGCGCGTGGAATTAGAGGGAATGTCTTTCTTAACGAAAGAATTACCTCGTATTGGTAAAGAGCTCGATAGAGCTCTTGCACAGAACAAGCGTCCCGAGTGGCCACTCGAAAGAGTGAGCTCGACGGACTCCCGTCCACGGTTCTTAAATGAACTATGGGCGGCTGTGTTTGATGAGGATCTCAGCGTTAAAGCTGAGCCTCACCCAGGCGCGGTGATAGCACTAAGACAGGTGTGTTTCAGCCTTTACAAGCTGGCACTCCCCTATGACGAAGAGACCTGTAAAAAGGCCCTACAGTCATTTGTCGAAACGGACGCCTCTCTGGAAGCGATTCCTGAGAGCGCGTACCGTCAGGACTTCGTGGTTGCAGCTCGCGGCCTTATCGGCCGCGTACTCTGCAACCTTGATCATCGGGATATTTCACCCCGACATGGTCCTGGAGCTGTTGCGACTGGTGAGAAGTATCATCGAAAGATGATCTTCAGCCGGTACTACGCGGGCATCAACTCTGTGTTTCCTTTTGAGGAATACTACAGACTGATGAGTGATCCCGCGTCGTGTGACTACGGGCATCCTGTAAGTCTTTTACAACTTGGTACGGCAAAAGTCGTACTAGTTGAGAAGGACAGTCGAGGACCCCGTCTCATCTCTGCAGAACCACTGGAATACCAGTGGCTCCAGCAGGGTTTGGGTAGGAAGCTCATGAGCTTCCTGGAACGTCACCGATGGACTCGTGGGCACGTGAATTTCACGGACCAACGAATAAACCAACGGCTAGCGTGCGAAGCCTCCCTCACAAGGAGGTGGGCTACGTTAGACATGAAGGACGCAAGCGATCGTGTTTCGTTCGAACTCGTTGAGAGTTTGTTTCGAAATACCGCTATGTTCGACGGGCTTGAAGCCCTTAGATCACAGCGCACTCGCTTGCCCGACGGGAGGATCGTGAACTTATGGAAGTTCGCGCCCATGGGCTCAGCACTATGCTTTCCAGTGGAAGCACTAGTTTTCTGGGCCCTTTCTGTCGCAGTGCTCGTATGCAAATGCGGATATTCCTGGGCTTCTGCCCGGGAGTCCGTGTATGTGTACGGCGATGACCTCATAGTACCCCTCAAAAACTACGAGGAGATACTGCAGCACTTGCCTACCGTTGGACTTCTGTTCAACGAAGCTAAGTGTTGTACTGCCGGATTCTTCAGAGAATCCTGCGGCGGGGAATACCTTCATGGTGTTTCCGTTAAGCCGACGCGAGTGCGTGCAGTATGGGACCACGTGGGATCGGCCAGGTGCCTCGCTAGCTATGTGAGTTATACTAACTCACTCGCTGGGCGGGGCTATCACCGAACTGCCCTATTCCTCAAAGACCGTGTAGAAACCCTTTACGGGCCCCTACCGGTGATTAAGGATACCGAACGCCTTGCGGCATTCGTGAAGCGAGCGCTCGAAAGCAATCGCCTAGACGAAGACGAGTTCAGTGATGAACCCGTGCTCGGTTGGAACAGTTCAGTAGTGTCGGGCCTACTGCGGCCTCCTCACACGGTGCGGAAACGGTTTAATCGCCGTCTGCAGCGCATGGAGGCTCAAGTTAAGGTTCTGGTTCCTGTGTTAACACAGAAGCCGACCTTGCCCAAGCAAGAGTACCATGTGGCACTCGCCACAATCGACTCTCGCAAGGGGGAGAGGGTGGGTTACACCATCCGATCTGCTCGGACCAGCCCTGGCTGGTACGCGATTCGACGTCGCGTTGCCG